TATACAGGTGATTCAGGAACCACAAATACATCAATAACCGCTACTGGTAGATACATTGATATAGCACCGCTTTTCACGACAAGCACCATTGTTATTATGGTATCTTCTACATTTTATAAAAACGGTGGGACTGGTCATTTTTACATTTATAGAGATGGCTCGGTACAGCTCCACGATACACGAATTGGTAATGCTTTAACATTCTATGCCCCAACTACATTAGTGGCATATGACGTTCCAAACACCACATCCTCTGTAAGATACGAAGTGTATTTTTCTAACGATTCTGGGTCGGAAATTTATTTTCCACCGGGTGGTGCTGACACAACTCGCCTTATTGCTATGGAGATTGCGGCATGACATTATTTCAAGCAATTCGCCAACTAAACCCGTCGGTTGTAACAATCCGTAATGACGTTGCCTATGATGCCAACGAGCAAGTGGTGTCCTATGACGCAGCAGCGGCTCAAGCCTTAGTGGATGCCAGCGCCTACAAAGCAAGCCGCGCAGCAGAGTACCCAGCCATTGGTGACCAACTAGACGCCTTGTTTCACGCGGGTGTGTTCCCTGCTGACATGGCTGCTGCGATTCAGGCGGTCAAAGACAAGTATCCGAAAGGCTAACCATGGCTGCCAACATTTTGGATTACCAAAAGCACTTTGAGTACCGAGACGGCGGTCTGTACTGGAAGCATGACCGTGGTTCGCAGAAGTGCAAAGGCAAACAAGCCGGGACGCTTTCTAGCAATGGCTACTTGACAGTAAGAGTCAGGGAGTTGGGTCAGGCTGTTAGCGCGCATCGTATTATTTTTGCTATGCACCACGGTTATTGCCCTGAGTTTGTTGACCACATTGACGGCAACAAAAGCAACAATAAAATTGAGAACCTGCGAGAAGCAACCCGCGCCGAGAACAACAGGAACTCAAAGAAACCAGTACACAATACTAGCGGCATAAAGAATGTGTGCTGGCACAAACAAAACAAGAAGTGGTTTGTCCATCTGTCTGTCAACAATCGCAAACGATTCTTTGGCATATATGAGGATATTGAATTGGCAGAACTTGTGGCGATGGAGGCTAGGGATAAATACCATGGCGCGTTCGCCAATCATGGAGTGTAAAAAATGTCAGAGTTAAATGTTAACACCATCACAGATGCCAGCGGCGGCAACACGGCGTCAATCAACGGGGCAACGCCGACCACCGACAACACGATGGGTCGCAATCGCATCATCAACGGAGATATGCGGATTGACCAGAGGAACGCTGGGGCGAGTGTGACACCTACAAACAGCCAGTATTTGGTTGACCGTTGGCAGGCATCACTTACGCAAGCGTCAAAATATACAGCGCAGCAAAACGCAGGGTCTGTTACGCCACCCACAGGATATTCAAATTATTTAGGGTTTACGTCTTCTTCTGCGTACTCGGTAACTTCTGGTGATATTTTTGGCTTTGGTCAAATCATTGAAGGCTTTAACGCAGCAGATTTTGGGTGGGGCACTGCAAACGCACAAACAGTAACATTGTCGTTCTGGGTTCGTTCAAGCCTAACGGGTGCTTTTGGTGGGGCTGTAAAGAATGATGGGGATACCCGTAATTACCCTTTCACTTACACCATTAACAGCGCCAACACTTGGGAACACAAAACCGTAACCATTGCTGGAGATACCTCTGGCACTTGGAACTCCACCAACGGTGTGGGAATCAACATCCGCTTTAGTCTTGGCTGCGGCACTACGTATAGCGGAACTGCTGGTGCATGGACTGCCACTAACATCTGGCAACCAACGGGTTCTACCTCAGTAGTCGGAACCAACGGCGCTACCTTCTACATCACAGGCGTCCAGCTTGAAGCAGGCAGCGTAGCCACCAGTTTTGAACGCAGGATGTATCCGCAAGAGTTGCAACTTTGTCAGAGGTATTTTTTCAAGAAGCAGTCTGAGGCAGTAGACGCATTACAGCTGGCTGTTCCTTATAATGGCTCTACATCAAATCAGTACCTTACTTATTTCTACCCTGTTGAGATGAGGGCTGCACCTACTTTTGCAAACCCGTCAAATTTTTATGGGTCATCACCACACGTAGTATACGCTGGTATTCGCAATGCTTCTATGCGGTGGCTTGTTGGGACAGATTATATGCAAGGCGTAACCACATTTGATTTAAGTGCGGAGTTGTAATGTATAAACTTTTACCTAACCATCCAATAACGGGCCAGGAATCTAGGGTTGTAAAGCGCCTGTCCGACGGTGCCTTTATCCCCTTTGACGAAGCCAACACAGACTACCAAGAGTATTTGAAGTGGCTGGCAGAGGGCAACACGCCCGAACCTGCTGACGAGGTGTAAGCATGGGTGGGCTGCTGTATACCATCCTGCTTAAGGTCGGGTAGTGATCGACCCAATCACCGCCTTTACCGTCGCCACGACGGCGTTTAACACCATCAAAAAGGCGGTGGAAGTTGGGCGTGAGATTGAGGATGTCGCGGGCTATATCGGTAAGTTTTTTGGGGCTAAGGCCGACATAGCCAAGGCAGAAGAAAAAGCCAAAAACCCACCAATATTTAAAAAGCTGCTGTCCGCTGGCTCGGTAGAGGAAGAGGCACTACAGCTTGTGGTGCAGCGGCAAAAGCTGGGCGAGATGGAGCGCGAGCTCCGCAGCATGATTATTCTGCGCTATGGGCAAGAGACGTACCTTGAGATGATGCGCCAGCGGGAAAAGATTGCAATGGAGCGCAAGCGGGTCGAGTTACTACAGAAGTACAAGCGGCAGGAGTTTTTTCTTGCTGTTTTCTACACCGGGCTTATTGCTGCGCTATTAGCCGCTTTGGCTTGGCTCGTGATGCTCGGCTTTGAGATGATGGAAAAAGTATGACGGCTAAAGACCTAGACGCTTGGCGTATTGTCCCTAGATTACTAATTTTGAGTTACATGTTGGTCTTCTATAAGACCTGTACGTGGTTCATGGAACTGCCCGATCCGACCAATGCCCAAGCGGGGTTTGTGTCTGTAATTGTGGGAGCGGGCGCGGCGTGGTTTGGGCTGTATGTAAACTCAGGTCCCAAAATGCAGGGAGGCAAGGATGCTTGAGTCGCTCATTGGCCCAGTAACGGGTCTGCTGGACAAGTTTATTGAGGACAAAGACCAAAAGGCAAAGCTGGCGCATGAGATCGCGACGATGTCGGAAAAACACGCCCAAGAGCTGGCAATGGGGCAGCTTGAGGTCAATAAGGCAGAGGCGTCTCACCGGTCGGTTTTTGTCTCTGGCTGGCGTCCATTTGTGGGGTGGACATGCGGGGTTGCCCTAGCATGGCATTTTGTACTACAGCCCCTTGTCATCTTTACAACTGCTTACCTAGGCGTTAAACTACCGGTACTGCCCACGTTTGACATGGACAGCCTCATGACCGTATTACTCGGCATGCTTGGTCTTGGTGGCCTACGGACCTATGAGAAAAAGCAGGGGTTGACCAAATGAGCTTTCAGCTATCACAACGCAGTTTAGACCGACTTGAGGGGGTAGAGGATAGCCTCGTCGTGGTGGTTAAGCGCGCCATTGAACTGACCAAAGTAGACTTTGGGGTAACTGAAGGTCTACGCACTATTGAAACCCAAAAGCGCTACGTTGAGCTTAAGAAAAGCAAAACCATGCAGTCTAAGCACTTAGATGGCAGAGCTGTAGACTTAATGGCGTACTGTGATGGCGTTGCTTCATGGGAATTAAATCTTTATGACGATATTGCCGACGCCATGGCGGAGGCTGCTCGGGAGTACGGCGTCGTTATCCGTTGGGGCGCTGCTTGGCACATCGACGACATTGGCACATGGCAGGGCAAGATGGAAGACGCCATGACCACATACATCGACCTGCGTAGGTCGCAAGGCAAACGCCCGTTTATTGACGGGCCACATTTCGAGCTCATGTAATGAACAGCACCATCATTGCAGTGCTTGTCTTCGTGGCTGGCCCGGGGAATTCATTGCAGGTGGCGCATAAGTTGGAAGTGCCCGACGAAAAGAAATGTATGGAACTGGTAAGAAAAATCAACCTTGACAGAACGACGCCGTTTGTAGCTGCTTGCTACTCGGATGTCCGCGTTCGGGGGTCTTAAATGCCTTTACAAAAACTTATGTTTAAGCCCGGAGTAGACCGGGAAAATACTCGCTATACCAGTGAAGGCGGTTGGTATGAGTGCGACAAGATACGTTTTAGACAAGGCACACCTGAGAAGATTGGCGGCTGGGACCAATATTCCTCCAATCAATTCTTAGGGGTGTGTCGTTCTTTAAACGAATGGGTTGCCTTAGATAACAACCAGCTGATTGGTTTAGGAACCAATCTTAAGTATTATGTAGAACGCGGCAATTCGTACAACGATATCACACCTATCCGAGCAACGACGGCTGCTGGGGATGTAACCTTTGCGGCCACCGCCAGCTCCTCTACTTTGACTGTCACAGACGTAGCGCATGGTGCTATAGCCAATGATTTCGTTACATTTAGCGGGGCCGTGAGCCTTGGTGGGAATATCACGGCTGATGTTCTAAATCAGGAATACCAGATTGTTTCTATTATTGATAGTGACAATTACACTATTACGGCCAAGGATACCTCTGGCGCTACGGTTGTTGCAGACGGATCGGATACGGGTAATGGCGGCGCGTCGGTGGTGGGCGCATACCAGTTGAACACGGGTCCTGCTTATGAAGAGACACTTTCTGGGTGGGGCACGGGATATTGGGGCTATGGTACTTGGGGGTTTGGTACACCTTCTACTGATGCTCTTCGTATTTGGAACCATTCCAATTTTGGTGAGGATTTAGTCTTTGGCCCACGGGGCGGAGGCATCTATTACTTAGATTACTCGGCGGGATTGACCAACCGAGGCGTCAATATTTCTACGCTTTCCGGCGCATCAAATACCCCTGTAATACAGAACAACCTGCTGGTTTCTGACGTATCGCGGTTTGTTTTGTGTTTTGGTGTCAATCCTTTAGGCTCTTCTACTATCGATCCAATGTTGGTTCGTTGGTCAGATCAGGAGAGTGTTGTCAACTGGACACCGGCTGCTACTAATCAGGCTGGAGATTTACGGCTTTCTATTGGCTCTGAGATAGTCACTGCTCAGCAGCAACGTCAGGAGATTTTGGTTTGGACGGATTCTGCGTTGTATTCCATGCAGTATCTTGGCCCGCCTTACGTTTGGGGAGCTCAATCGCTTGGTGAGAACATTTCCATCATGGGCCCAAATGCGGTAGCAAGAGCTGCCAACATGACCTTCTGGATGGGCAAGGATAAGTTTTATGTATACGATGGCCGTGTACAGACCTTGCCGTGTAACTTACGCCAATTTATTTTCCAGAATTCTGACCCTAATTTGAATATCAACTTAGGGCAAGCCGAGCAAGTATTTGCTAGTACGGTTGAGGCCTTTAATGAGGTATGGTGGTTCTATTGCTCTTCGGCTGAGATAGCTCCTACTTCCCCTGATCGGTATGTAGTCTATAACTATGCTGACAGGATTTGGTATTACGGTTCGTTGTCGCGTACGGCGTGGCTAGATAGCAAGATTAAGGGCAATCCTATTGCGGCCTATGGTACTAAGCTGATGAATCAGGAGACTGGGGTAGACGATAACTCCACGGGCACTCCTGCGGCGATTGAGGCTTACATTACCTCGACTGAGGTGGATATTGGCGATGGTCATAACTTTGCCTTTATCTACCGGGTTCTGCCTGATGTGACTTTCCGTGGTTCCACGGCGGGGAGCCCAACGGCTACGATTACGCTTCAGCCAATGCAGAACTCGGGTTCGGGGTACAACAGTCCTGCTTCGGTGGCGGGCAGCGCTTCGGCGTCTGTAACACGGTCTGCGGTGATTCCTATTGAGCAGTTTACCGGGCAGGTTTATACCCGTGTTCGGGGGCGGCAGGTATCATTTAAGATTGCCTCGGATGGTGTAGGTACGACATGGCAACTCGGGGCACCCCGGATTGATATTCGCCCAGATGGAAGACGTTAATGGCTACAAACCCACGGGTAGACCCGGCAACCGACCTTATCGTACCGGAGCCTCCTCGGTTACCGTCTGCGCCGCAGACTTGGGATATGCTGTTCCAAGAGCAGTACAGCAATGTGCTGCGTTTGTATTTCAACCGCTTGCAAAACCTGCTTCAGGAGCTTACCGTGCCCGGTGATACCCCAATTTATCCCGGCGGTACAGCGGCAGATGCTTTTGGCCGTCTGCGGACATCTGAACCGTTTACTATTTTTGATAGCCAAAACCGCTTTCAAGCCGACCCGCAGTTTGATGAATCGCTCACTGCGGGGGCGACATCCACCTATTCGGCGGCAGATTCTTCGGTTACGTTGGCTTTGGATGGCACAGCCTCTGAAAGCGCAGTGCGCCAGACATATAGGGTTTTCCCCTACCAGCCCGGTAAGAGCTTGCTGGTGCTTGCTACCTTCTCCATGAGCGCTGCGGTGGATGGGGTAGAGACCAAGATAGGGTATTTTGACGGCACCAACGGGGTGTATTTCCGCCGTAGTGGCTCGACCCTTTATTTTGAGATTATGAAAAACGGCTCAGTTGCCGAGTCGGTTGCCCAAGCATCTTGGAACGGCGATAAGATGGACGGCACGGGCGCAAGCGCCGTGACCCTTGATCCTACCAAAACCCAGATTTTGTATATAGACATGGAGTGGCTAGGGGTAGGTACTGTGCGCTGTGGTTTTGTACAGGACGGGCGGACGTATGTATGCCATTCGTTCCATCATTCCAATACCTTTAGCACGGTATACATGACTACTGCTACGCTGCCTATTCGGTATGAGATTGAGGATTCTGCAGGCGCTGGAACTGCATCTAGCTTGCAGCAGATCTGCTCTACAGTAATGTCTGAAGGCGGGTATCAACAGGTTTCGGTAGACCATGTGGCTCGACGGTCCACGGAACTCACTACGATTAGTAGTACTTTTGTGCCACTTATCTCAATTCGTTTGGCTTCTGGCAGGAATGGTGCCGTGATCCTTGTCAATCGGATACAGGCGCTTCCTACTGTGACGCAGTTTTATGAGGTAGTGCTGGTCAAGAATCCTACGTTGACGGGCGCTTCGTGGTCCGCGACCAGTTCTCCTAATGTGGAGTTTGATGAGTCAGCTACCTCTTATACCGGGGGTATGATTGTGCAACAGGACTATATTACGTCTACGGCTCAGGGTCGGTTATCGGTGGATGCGCCGACTGGTTACAACTGGGAGTTGCAATTGGGCACGGATTTGAGTGGCACAAGTGATATTTTCATGGTAGCCATTCGGACTTTAAACCCGCCCCCTACGGGAGGTTCGTGGGCATCACTTTCTTTTTACGATTTAACGCAATAAAATGGCAACAGCACCAGAACAAGGAATACCTATGGCTACATCTGCGCCAGAAGGCATTATGTCTCTCCCTGAAAACAGTGGCATGGACCAAGGACCACGGCTCACTCTTGAGGAGTCTGCGGACGCGATTAATCAGGGCTTGATGAATGCTAGCCCGCAGGCGTCTGCTGCTGTTAAACAGGCAGTGGCTTCGATGCTGCCGATGTTTGATGCGTTGACAGATGAACAGTTGGATATGTTTATTCAATTGATTCAATATCTGTATGACAATCCGGAGCAATACCAAGCGGCGCTTAAAGAGCTGGAGGCTGAGGAGGACTTTGAAAAAGGTCTTCTTCCCGAGGAACATGATCCGCAGCTGTTGGCTACGATGATTTATGCTGCGCTTGAGGCAAAGCGCAGCCGTGGCGGTTCGATGCCTGAGCAGGCCCCGGTGATGGAGCCTCCTGTTGGCATGGCTATGGGCGGTATTGCCGAGGCGGCTCGTATGGTCGCTTCTAAGGGCCGTGGGCAAGATACGGTGTTGGCTCACATTACGCCAGAAGAAGCTCGTCTGCTGCGTTCTCGTGGCGGTATGGGCACGATCAACCCATATACAGGCTTGCCTGAGTATGGGTTTTTCAAGAAGTTATGGAAAGG